TTGACATGTTTGATCAACGCCATGCCGATCCCATTGGGAACCCCAGGGTTTCTTTCTGTCGATAGAATCAATTCCCTCGGAATGGCTGCTGTTCCCTGTGCATCCGGATCTCCTGGAGTTCCGAGAAGTTCACACTGAACAATGTCTCTCGTTGCATAGTGACTCTGTCCTGCGGCCCAGGCTTGAATCGGTCTGTCGAACCTCCAGCCATCCCACCACTCCGGATACAGTCCCGTTAGATGATATGCCATCTCCGCTGCACCACAGAACGTTTTCCCGACCTTGTTTCCAGCCATCAGACAACGTTGCCGAGCCTGATTCCCAGAATCGTCCCTGCTCCGGTGGAACTCCGCCTGATACCGATACGGTTCGTAAGATAATAGTTTGTTGAACTTCTTGGCTTCCTCGTACTCCTTCTGGAGTTCTAGAGCCTCGACTACTATTTTTTCTTTTTCAAGCATTTACCTGCCATCTTGCACTTGCTCGGTGACGGACACGTTGCACACGGTTTGAACGCTTTCTTTGACGTTTTCTTTTTCCCGTACATCATTTCTTCCTTTTCTTTGCGGTCTTTGCTGCTTGTTTAAACGCCTTGTCTGTAGGTGCTCCCTTCTCTCCTTTCTTCCTCATGGGCTTCCCAGATTTCCGTTTCTTGTGAATGTTGTGATAGAGTCCGTGCTTTGATCCCTTGTGCATCGTTGCTCCTTGTTGAATTAAGAACTTCTAACATCCCCACATCTTCCGACTCCAGTAGTTCGCTGAAGTTCGATCCGACTTTCCCTTGATTCCACTACTGCGAGCACAGTAGCTTTTCTTGCGATCTGGTTGGTCCTTTTTAATGCTCATCTTCGGATCTCCGAAACGGACCTTGATTACATTGCCTTTATCGTTCTTCACGTAGACTGCGAACTTCTTCTTTTCCTTCGGTGTCCGAAACGGTTTGTTCAGACTGACCTTTTTCCCCTGGTACGTTGCCACTCCAGCATCTCCGATAACGTTCACAAAGAATTCGATAATTACAGTCATTACAAAATTTGAAGAGACGCACCTTACAATTCCTTGCTATTGTTTATCGGTTTGCCCATGGACCTCCAACAGATTCGCTCTGCCGAAAAGATGGCTCGACTACCGAGTGCGGACCGTGGTGTCCAACAAAGCCCATGAGCGTTTACGTCTCTACAATCTCTGCATCCTCTATCGAGGACAGTCCGAGTAACTTCTCGGCTAACTCGTTGCCTAACTTCTTCCTCGCTTCCTCTTCAATCTCCTTCGGTGACCGCTTGATCACTTCCTGAGTGATGTGCGATTCGGTCTTCGGCTTGAACCCTGCTCGGTCCAACAGGTCTCTGGTTGCATTGAAACGAGTCTTCTCATCTTCTGCAGTGAACGCCAGATCAACCATGTTCTGTAACGCATCGACCGCAATCTCTCCGAGATTCGCTCGGACCTGCAGTTCCACCAGTTCCCCATATTTCCTGTTCATCTCACGGATTGTATTGGCCGGAAGTCCGGACTTGTCCGATAACTTCTTGACTGTCAAACCTGCCGCTTTGCCCTGGGACCAGAGAGCACCCATCGGAGCACACTGAATCTTTCCGAACTTCTCCTTGATCTCAATGTCTCTCTGCTTGACTCGGTGTCTGGGGTCTTTCATGTTTCTCCTTTTGATCAATTTATATCAGTTTTGATCAGACCGTCTAGTAAAAATTCCCCCGTGTGGGGGAAGGGGATGACCTACCACAGACCAAGGGCCGATTTTGTGCCCCCCATACCTTCTGAACCGAGGAGAAAACGAGGACTGAATAGGTGGTTTAATTGCGATTAAATGGTTAAACGTAGCTATATGTTCACTATTATACGATATGGAACGTATACGGTAGGTACAGTAGTCAATGAAATCAGTGACTTATAAGTTCTGATAAAGTTATCAGTGATAAAAAACGGGAGGTACTGGGAGGTACTGGAAGGCATCGGGCAAGTCTAGGTGGTCAAGTTTTGATCCGGAAAATTGCTTCTCCAACTTGTTTCCAAACCTGATCCCAACAACCACAACCAAACAAATCATATACGATATACGATATAACCTGAGCAACTGCCTGGACCTTGAGCAAAAGACCAAAAAAAAATGATCAAGAATGATCAAAAAATCTTGACGTGCTAAAAAAGCACATGCTAGGATAGTTTTACTGATTCAATTCTGATCAGTGATTATTACCTTATTAATAAGAGGAAAAATGAAAACGAAACGAGATTGGACAACGGTCCTGATTCCAACAGTCCTGATGCCGTTGCTACTGCTCAATATGATTTTGATGGTAGCTAAAATTCAAACAGGGATAACCGAAGATGATCTGAAAAGATTGGAGATAGCCAAAAAGGAAAACAGGATCGTATTTTTCTGGGAGGCACTATGAAACTATTTTCAAAAGCTTTCCAGAGCAGACCATTCATTGACGTTAGCGTAAAGCTTCTGACGTATGTCAATCATGACTATTCCAGGTGGTTATTCCACAAAGTGGAAAATGGATACGTCACGAAACGAGCTAGCTACTACGGGATCAACCCCGATGAATTTGTAGCAAATCAATTTCCAGAGTTTATTGATCGGTCCATGTCCAAAAGTGCTGAAATTTTAAAAACAAATAAAGAGGCATCATGAGTAAGCAATTAATCAAATTATTGGCAGAAACTGGAAATACGAAACTGGACAAGACTAGAACTGATCAGATCCTGATAGCAGGTTTGTCTCTCGCCCCTGCAATGGAATCGGGAACTGAGCTTTGTCCCAGTAGATCAAAAGGATGTACTTCCGTATGTCTATTTGATCAGGGAAGAGGGAAATTTTCTAACGTGAGACAAGCTAGGATCAAGAAAGCTCAATTGTTTTTAGAGAACAGAAGACTGTTCCTAAGCACTCTTGAATCAGAACTTGATGCCATCGAAAGGAAAGCAGAGAAACAGGGAAAAACTCCTTTTGTTCGTTTAAATGTTCTTTCGGATGTTGCCTGGGAACTAGTAGCACCTAGTCTTTTTAAACGAAAGATCAGGTTTTACGACTATACAAAACGATTTGATCGAATGGACCGATATCTCACAGGGAAATTCCCTTGGAATTACGATTTGATCTTTTCAAGATCAGAGGAAAACGAGAGCTTCTGTTTAGATGTTTTGTCTTCTGGTGGAGTAGTCAACGTAGTCTGGAGAACACGAGAAAACATCCCTGATACTTGGTTCGGTTATCACGTCATTAAAGAACAAGATGATACTGATGTCTGGTGGCTAGGAAAAGTCTCACAAGTAGGCGGAGCATTCGCAAAAGGATCTGCAAAACTGGATCAAACTGGGTTTGTACTGTGAGAGTCGTAACCGTTTCCTGGAAAGCAGGAAAATTTATCGTAACTGATCAAGGGATCGTGATTTGGTCCGGACCTCCTGAGCTATGGCATTTTTTGCAGCAAGCTATCCATGGTGCTGGTATCCGTTTCACTGATCAAACTGCAATGCAACAGTATCTAAAGAACTATCCGAATTAACCAACTGAACCCTCTTCGGAGGGTTTTTTCATTTGAGGTACTTATGAATGAAGAACATTTTTCCATTGGTTGTACTGGTGATGTAGTAGCTGGTGATCGAATTTTATTCAAAGAAGCTACTTTTACTGGTTCTTACCACAAGCCAAGGTTTGCCGGATACAGGACGATAGCTGCAAAGGTTTTGAAAGATAGCTACGGCAAACAAAGAGCACAGCACACGTTTACTTTGCAAGTGATTGATTCCGAAGGAACAGCACCAATTGAATCAGGCAAGATTATTAAACGAAAAGGAAGGAACGTTTATAAACAAGGAACCAAAAGGGAACCATGGCCAAATGAAGATCAAAGAACTTTTGCCTTAGATGAAAAACATGTCAGAGGATTTAATGCTAAAAACGATATGCTTTTCGACAGATATCTTTGTTACCGTGACTGTTGTATGGATTCAGATCCGCTCTCGTTTGATGAATGGTTGAATCGATAAACTTTTGAGGAACTATGAAAGAAATACAACTAATCACGAAGTACATTGACGATAATTGGCACTACGAAGACTATGAAGTTTCTCCTGGCAGATCTGCTTCTCAGCTTTTGCTGTTATGGGGAAGTAAAGATTTCAGTTATGGTTTTTACAAACAGAATGACGAGGAATGGGTAATCCATGACGATACTACGAGAGAAGTAGTTAAAGTGATTGATGGCAAGGTGGTTCATCTTCGTTTTGAATGATCTAATACTATCCCGGGCATGCTCTCCGGAGCTTGCTCTTTTTTTTGTGCTTTGTTCCTGGGATCTCCCGAAACTATCATCCTCGACCTCTCAGATCTGCCACCATGCCGTTTTTCTGTTTCAATGCCAGTCCAGTATACCTTCGGAAAATATCCTGATCTGAACAGATCTGAATACAATTGCAATTTTACTTGCAATTTGCAGCTTTGAAACCGATTTGACCCGTTCGATCTTGTATCTCGTTTGCATTCGGTTTGATTCTGATCCGCTCAGGACCGCAAAAATTCTCACTTCCGCTCAGGACCGCAAAAATTATGGCTAAAAAACCTTTGATTGCTTCAACCGACTGTCTGCAGACCATGACCGATGAAGATTTCTTCGGAGACAAAAGTCCTGGGGAATGGTTACGTGGAATCAGAACAGAACTCGGATTTACTCAGCAGGAACTATCAGATATACTCGGCTATACAAATGTTGAAATCAGTAAGTTTGAATCTGGAAACAGAAAATTCTCACAAGTGTTTAAAGTGGCTATGCTCCTGATGAAGATCATGTACGATTCGGAAGAACTGGAAAAACGGATCTTCGTTTCTCCACCACGGATACACGATGCTTTGATCCAGGAAGCTACGGCTGATCGACCAAATGTGAGACTGTGATGTCTGAGG